ACTGATCTAACAATCGTGCTATTATAGTATCATCAAGAATTAAGGGTAAGGCAGTAAGCCTTCCCTAACATGGAGAGTTGGCAGAGTCCGGTTGAATGCGCCCGTTTGCTAGACGGGTGGTCGCCTATGTGCGTTCCGTGGGTTCGAATCCCACACTCTCCTTTGAGTGTTTGTGTCCCAGAATGAGTTAAATCTTCTGGGTGGGGTTTCATATATCACTCATTAACTTACAAATGGTTGCGGAGCGACTGGACCTCGCATGATTGCGTAGCTACTTATATCCTAGGTAAGTTATAAGCTAGAGGGTTTGATTCCCTCAGAGGTTTTAAATGACTACAAAAAATAAAAAAGAAAAAAGTAATTTCTAATTAACACAGCAAGGTAGTAGTCGCCTTGCATTTTGAGGGATATAGCTCAAGTGGTAGAGCGGTAGACTTTTAATCTATTGGTTGCAGGTTCGAGCCCTGTTATCCCGTTTCGCAGAATTGGCTGTGAAAGCAAAGTCTAAGACTATATAACCCGAAAAACACGTATCTTTTAGGTATGTGTTTTTTGGTTATTTCAGAAGGTGAAATATGAAAATAATCAATAAACCATTACAATGGCTACGTCCTTATGAAAATAATCCGAGGAATAACGATAAGGCAGTAGAGCCAGTTGCTAACTCAATCAAAGAATTTGGATTCAAGGTTCCGATTGTATCTACCAAAGAAGGCGAGATTATAAACGGGCACACAAGGTACAAGGCTGCAAAACTTCTAGGTCTTGAAACAGTCCCAGTAATTATTGCAGACGACCTTTCACAAGAACAAATAAAAGCGTTTAGGCTTGCAGATAATAAAGTAGGTGAGATAGCCGAGTGGGATACAGAGTTGCTCTACGCAGAACTTGAAAGTATCGAAGGCTTGGATATGACCATGTTTGGCTTCGAGGATGTAGATTACTCTTTGGACGATTTCGAGGAGTCCGAGGATCCAGAAGATGCCAAGGAGTTTTCTCAAGAAGAAGAGACAGGTATTGAGTATGGCGACATCTTCCAATTGGGGCGCCATCGGTTAATGTGCGGAGATAGATGAACGATAGCATGGATGATGTTAGTTTCAGAAAGTTTCTAAGAGATGCATTCGCAGTCGCAAATGAGCACTTGAAATCAGGAGGAGCGTTCTACATCTGGCACGCAGATTCAGAAGGTTTGAATTTTAGAGCTGCAGTCAAAGAGACAGGCTGGTTATTGAAACAGTCTATTATCTGGGTCAAGAATGCTATTGTGTTAGGTCGCCAAGACTACCAGTGGAAACACGAGCCTTGCTTGTATGGTTGGAAAGATGGAGCGAGTCACTATTTCGTAGACAATCGTTCTCTAGCCACTGTCATTGAAGAGGACGAAGAAAACCTAAAAGAAATGACTAAGAGCGAGTTAATCTCTTACATTAAGACCATGCAAGAAACAACTCCGACCACTATCTTTTACGAAGACAAACCAGTTAGGAACGACATTCACCCAACCATGAAACCTCTGAAGTTGATTGCTAGGTGTGTTTTGAACTCTAGCAAGAAGGGTGACAGAGTTCTAGACAGTTTCAATGGTGGCGGTTCTACTCTCATGGTTTGCGAGAAGTCAGAACGTGTTTACTATGGTATGGAGCTAGACCCACTCTACGTCGCACGAACGATTAGGCGCTGGGAAGAAGAGACGGGGCTTACTGCTGAAAAAGTGAACTAAATTATTTAAACAGTAAGGAAGTGAGGCGATGGCTAATGAGCAAAATTTGATAAAAAATTCAGAACGAACTCCGAGCGAACGCCGAGAAAATGCAAAAAAAGCAGGAGAAGCTTCAGGCAAAGCTCGAAGAAAAAAAGCCAACCTGAAAAAAGCTTTTGAAACAATCCTGCAAGCCGATGTTGCAAATCCAAATGTTAAAAAACAGCTTGAAGATTTAGGTTTTGACTCAACTAACGAAATGGCTTTAGCTATGGTCATGATGCAGAAAGCTATGAAAGGGAATGTCAGAGCTTTTGAGCAAATCAGCAAGCTAACTACAACAGATGCTAAGGATAGTCTTGATAAGAAGGAACAGAAAGAACGTATCAAGCGCCTTGAATTGGATAATAAAAAACGAGAGCAAGAGCTTTCAGGATCTAGGTCAGACACCTCTCTTATGGAGTCTTTGCTTGACGCAGTGAAAGGTGGCGACGAAATTGAAGATTGATTTTTCAAACAAACAACTCAACATCATTCGTAGACCGTTCAACTATGAGCTTGAGGTCAACGAGGGCACGCCTCGAAGCGGTAAAACAACCGCAGGCCATTTTCGCTATGCCAGATATTTGATTGAGTCGCCAGACGAGAATCATTTAATAGCTGCATACAACCAAGAGCAAGCCTACCGTCTTTTCATTGATGGCGATGGTACAGGTCTAATGCATATATTCGATGGCAATTGTAAAATCAAGCACGACGAGCACGGAGATCACCTCTTAATCGATACGCCCAACGGAACCAAGCGTGTCTATTATAAAGGTGGAGGTAAAGCCAATAGCGTAGGTGCTATCACTGGTATGTCTTTAGGCTCTGTGGTCTTTTGTGAAATCAATCTGCTGAATATGGATTTTATCCAGGAAGCATTCAGACGGACGTGGGCTGCTAAACTACGCTATCATCTAGCTGACCTAAACCCTCCAGCACCTCAGCACCCGGTTATTAAGGATGTATTTGATGTTCAGAACACACGCTGGACGCATTGGACCATGGACGACAATCCGATTCTGTCTGAAGAGCGTAAGCAATCTATTATTCAATCGCTTAAGAAAAATCCTTATCTCTACAAGAGAGACGTACTTGGTCAGAGGGTGATGCCTCAGGGCGTTATTTACGGCCTATTTGACCTTGAAAAGAACATCAAGGATAACTTGGTCGGCGAACCTATAGAAATGTATTTCAATGGTGATGGTGGACAATCTGACGCCACCTCAATGTCTTGTAACATCGTTACTAAGCATAGAGAGAACAACAAGACTTTCTTTAGGCTCAATCGTGTAGCTCACTACTACCATAGTGGTGCCGAGACTGGCCAAGTCAAGGCTATGTCTACCTATGCAGTCGAGCTTCGAGCATTTATTCAGTGGTGTGTTAGCAAGTATCAAATGCGCTATACCGATGTCTGGATTGACCCAGCGTGTAGATCCTTACGAGAGGAATTGCACAAGCTAGGGATTCAGACAAGAGGGGCTTTGAACAATGCGCATGATGTCAGCAGCAAGGCGAAGGGTATCGAGGTAGGGATTGAACGTGGCCAGAATATCATCTCTTCAGGTCAGTTCTTGCTTATCAATCACCAAGAAGAAGAGTATGATCATTACTATTTCTTGAAAGAGATTGGTTTATATAGCCGAGACGATAACGGACGACCGATTGATAAAGATAACCACGCAATGGACGAATTCAGATATAGTGTGAACGTATTCTATAAGCGTTACGCTAATTTTTAGCAATAAGGAGCCGATAAATGGGCATTATTCAATTTGTCAAAAATCTATTGAAGAGAGGACAGTACGCAATGACTACAGAAAGTCTGACAAGTATCACAGACCATCCTAAAATCGCAGTGACAAGCGCAGAGTATCGTCGAATCAATGAGAATCTAAGATACTATCAGAGCAACATTGAGAAGATAACATACACGAATACCGATGGTGTCAAGAAGCAAAGAGAAGCGACTCATTTGCCAATCGCTCGGACCGCTGCCAAAAAGATTGCAAGCCTGGTCTTTAACGAGCAGGCTTCGATTAAATTGGACGATAAAGAAGCAAATACATTCATTCAAGAAACATTGAAGAATGACCGCTTCAATAAGAATTTTGAACGCTATCTTGAGAGTTGTTTAGCCCTGGGCGGTCTTGCTATGAGGCCTTACGTGGATAATGGACGAGTGCGAGTGTCATTCATTCAAGCGCCAGTCTTTTTACCACTTCAATCTAACACGCAAGACATTTCAAGCGCTGCTATTGTTACTAAAACGATTAAAGCTTCAGGTCAGAAGAACATCTACTACACCTTGATTGAGTTTCACGAATGGGCCAAGGATGGGAAGTACATCATTTCAAATGAGCTATACAGGTCTGAAAGTTCTGAGCAAGTCGGAGGGCGTGTGCCTTTGGCAGAAGTCTATGAGGATCTAGAAGAACAAGTTGAACTAAACGGTCTAACAAGACCGCTTTTTTCTTACCTTAAACCTCCTGGAATGAATAACAAGGACATCAATTCACCTCTTGGTCTATCAATATTCGATAACGCCAAAAGCACGATTGATTTCATCAATACCACTTATGACGAGTTCAAGTGGGAGGTTAAGATGGGCCAACGCAGAGTGGCTGTTCCTGAGAACCTCACAGAGACTCGAATTGTTAATAAAGACGGAGACGTCCAGCTTGTCAAGCGTTTCGATACTGAGCAAAACGTCTACTTACGCTTATCCACTAATGATATGGACGGTGGAAGTATCACAGACCTGACTACTGCAATCAGGGCAGATGATTACATCAAGACCATTAACGAAGGCTTGGCCCTCTTTGAAATGCTTTTAGGTGTATCAGCCGGGATGTTTACATTTGATGGTCAGAGCTTGAAAACTGCGACCGAGGTTGTTTCTGAAAACTCAGACACCTACCAAATGAGGAACAGTATTGTCAGCTTAGTAGAGCAGTCGCTGAAAGAGCTCATCATCTCAATCTGCGAGCTTGGGAGCCTTTATGGATTGTACAGCGGTCCAATTCCTCAAATGGAGAAGATTGCAATCAATCTGGACGATGGAGTCTTTACTGACAAGAACAATGAGCTTGACTATTGGACCAAGGCTTTGGCCAGTGGCATTGTCAGCAAGGCTCACGCTATCCAGAAGGCTTTTAACATGTCAGAGCTTGACGCTAAGAAGATGATTCAGGCAATCAATCAGGAGACGATGGACACGGCTAACAGTCAGCGAACACAAGAGGATATTGATATCTATGGAGAATGATTAAATGAACCTAATTCAACATCTAAGATCGTTTATAGGACTTGAAAGCCCCTCACTAGGACGGAGAATACTAGCAAAAAAAATGGTAGAAGGAATAGAAGAGGCTATCCATGGTAAAAAAGAAGAGACCACCAATCCAGTTCAATGACGAGCAACTGCTGCTTCAAGCAAGCAATGTCGCAGACATCTATCATCAGTTAGCCTTGGATTTATTTGATAACGTGGTCGAACGTGTGACGGAGCGTGGCACGGTCTATCTTGATAAGCAACCGTATATCTGGCAACTTGAGAAGATGCAACAGATGCACATGCTGAACGAGGAGAACCTAAAGCTAATCTCTAAATACTCTGGAGTCGCTGAAGAGCAACTACGCTATATCGTCGAAAATGAGGGTTTGAAGCTCTACACGGACACGAAGCAACAACTCATGGAAGATTTAGGCCGTGGATCTGCAGGAAATAGCAATCACATTCAAGAAATTCTTGCTGACTATGCAAGTCAAGCCGTCGGAGATATCCACAACCTAATCAACACAACGCTTCCTAAAGCCGTTATCGGTGCCTATCAAGGTATTGTGGAGCAATCTGTCGCTAGAGTAGTCACAGGCTTGTCAACGGCTGATAAGGCTATCTCTGACACGGTCATGAAGTGGCAAGGGAAAGGGTTCCAAGGTTTCAAGGACAGCGCTGGGCGTAACTGGAAAATTGACAATTATGCTAGGACAGTTATCAAGACGACAACCTATCGAACTTATCGAGAAATGCGAACGAGACCGGCTGAAGAGCTGGGCATTGATACCTTTTATTTTTCAAAAAAGGCGTCAGCTCGCAAGTCGTGCGCCCCTTTGCAGCATGAGATAGTAACGACTGGCCGGGCTAGAGTTGAACACGGCGAGAAGATTTTAGCTTTGTCAGATTATGGTTACGGTCGGCCTGAAGGGTGCCTTGGTATTAACTGCGGCCACATGCTAACTCCGTTCATCCCAGGAGCGAACTACAAGCCTGATTTAGGCGAGGACGTCGATTCGGTTAGCCCAGAGCAAGCGATGGATAATGCCAACGCAGAAGCCAAGCAGAGGGCGCTAGAACGGTCTATCAGAGCGAATAAGGAAAAGCTCCACGTCGCTGAGAAATTGGGCGATGATGACCTGATAAACAAGTACAAGAGCAAGATAGGCACTCAGAACGCTGCTTTGAAAGACTACGTTGATAAGCACCCATTCCTGAAACGGGATGAGGAAAGAGAAGGATATCGCTACAATGATGATGCAGTTCAAAAGTTATACAAAACTATTGACAAACGTTCCAAAAAGGAGTATTCTGAAATACTACAAAATTTAGGAAATAAAGCACCTAAATCTTATAGTGATTTTCGGGCTCTAAGTCGCTCTGAAAAAGACTCCTTGAGGCATGATAATAGGATTGTCAATTATTTCAAAGGGGACATTCAAGAGAAACTGTCTGACAAGCAGAAACAGCAGGCAGTGGAGGCTTACTTTAATTTCAAAAATGTTGGCATAACGTTTGGAGACCATGCAATAGCACGCTACATAGAACGTATGAGGCGTAAAGACGGCACGTTTGCTTATAATTATGAAACGGTAAAGGCAGCCTTTTCTCTACCACCTAATTATGTATCAGAGCAGAATGGCAGACTTGCAAGATACTATAACGGTATCCTCTATATCACTGAGCCTGATACAGATATTGTAGTAACTATGATGAAACGTAAAAAACTGAAAGGATTTAAACCATTATGAAATACAGCCAACAAGTATTAGACATGCTAGAGCAAGCTGTCAATGGTCAGATTGATAATTTTTGGGATTTCTCCTTCAAGTTTAACGCCCTTTTCGGAGAAGATGAAGACTTTGCCGAGGCTTGGGACAATGAAAACCCTGAAATGTTTGACGCTCTCAATGACTTTGAGCTGATGATGTTCTTAGAGGAACATGACCCAAGTGATAAGCAAGGATTTATCAATTTCCTAACGCCATACTATGAACAGGTAAAACAGTTAGTAAAACTTAGCGCTTAGAACAATCTAGGCGCTTTTTTCATGCAATAAATTGCTATAAACCACTATAAACCGTGTCGAATTCGATGCGGTTTTTTGCTTGACTTTATCCGCAGTCGGTAAAGAACGGAAGATAATACCTAATTCTAGGAGGAATTCAAGAATGGCAGAAGACATTCAAACACAAACTGACCAGCCAGTAAATGCTGGAGAAAACACTGAGTCACAAACTCAAGAGCAGCCTGTCAAGACTTTCACCCAAGATGAGGTGACCGGCCTTGTCGCTAAAGAAGCCAAGAAAGCACAAGAGAAAATCTTCAAAGACCTAGGGTTTGAAAATTTCAAGAGTGCCAAGGAAGGGCTTCAACAGCTCAAAGAGTGGAAGGATTCACAAAAGAGCGAGGCCGAGAAACAGTCTGAGGCGCTTGCTACTAAAGAGAAAGAACTGGAGCAGGCTTTGTCAGAGAAGAAAAATATGGAAGCTAAGTTGTCAGCTCTGACTTTGGGAGTAAATGCCGATTCTGTGGATGACGTCATCACTCTATCTGCGCGCTTGGTATCCGATGAGGTGTCTATTGAGGATGCTATCGGTCAAGTGTTGCAGAAATATCCTCAGTTTGGTCGTACAGAGCAGCCCGAGGAGAAGAAACCGACGTTTTCAGCCGGAGGCAATCCGACAGCTGGAACGAATCAAGAAGATGCCTTTTTTAAGGCTCTAGGACTAACAAAATGATAGGAGAATGATCAATGACAATTAACTACATCACTAAACACGAGGGCACGTTTGAGAAGAAATTGATGCAAGGTGCTCTCACAAGTATTTTGGAAACACCACAGGTGAACTGGTTGGGCGCTAAGTCGTTCGAATTGCCGACAATCTCTGTAACTGGCTATAAGGCCCACACACGCTCTAAAGGCTACAACGCTGGTACAGTCTCAAATGACAAGAAGGTTTACACGCTCGGATTTGACCGTGACGTTGAGTTCTTCGTAGATGCTGCAGACGTAGACGAAACTAACCAAGAACTTTCAGCTGCTAATGTGTCTAACACATTCATCACAGAGCATGCAACTCCAGAAGTCGATGCATACCGCTTCTCCAAGTTGGCTACGACAGCAATCACAGCAACAAAATTTAAGTCTGAAGATGACTTGTCAGAAGTGAACATCTACACTAAATTGAAAGCTGCTCTTTTGCCAGTTCGTAAATACGGCGCCCAAAATATCGTTATGTACGTTTCTAGCGAAGTGATGGACTTCTTAGAACGCTCTAAAGAGTTCACACGCTCAATCGCTACTACATCGCCTCAAGGAATTGATACCCGTGTCACTTCGCTCGACGGAGTTCAACTCATCGAAGTTTGGGACGATGCGCGTTTCAAGACTAAGTTTGATTTCACAACAGGCTTTGTAAAAGCTTCAGATGGGAAAGATATCAATTTCTTGATCGTTGCTAAACCGGCAGTTATCGCGAAGGCTAAATTCAACTCAATCTATCTTTTCGCTCCAGGACAACATACTGAAGGCGACGGATATCTGTACCAAAACCGTCTTTATCACGATCTCTTTGTTTTAGAGACTAAAAAAGATGGTGTCTATGTATCTCACAAATCAGCTTAACAGGGGGTAAAACATGAAGAAGTACGAGAAAGACAATCAAGTCTACACTGTCCAGGAGGGCAGCGAACTTGAAATTCAATTGATCGCTGATGGGTTCGAAGAGAAGAAAGAGGAAAAAGATTCTGTCTCCGATCCTTACAGCAAACTGACTGTGGATGAATTAAAAGCTCTTCTTGAAGAGCGCTCTATCCCGCTCCCAGAGGGCAAAGTTACTAAAAAGGATCTCGTAGCCCTCCTAGAAAAAGGCAATGAGGAGGAATAAACTAAATGGCACAATTTAAAGCTAAAGCAAATTTCTACATGGCCCAATCCGACCGTCATTTTGACGAAGGAGAAGTCTATGATTTGCAAGTAGGCGAAGCAGACAAAATTAATAAACTGTATAAGGCAGCGTTCGACGAAGAAGCTCTAGAGCGCATCGAAGAAGAAACTAAAAATACAAAGGCGGCCGATACCGCCTCATAAGGAGGTGAGTAGATGACCTACTTGACAAAAGATGAATTTGATGAGCTTGGTTTTGACGTGGATGGCGATTTTGACAAATTGCTGAAGCGCGCAGAACTCGCTATCAATGCATATATTCGGGATTTCTACTCTCGTAATAGCTTTGAAAACGACCATGATGCTCGGAAAAAGGCTGTCAAACTTGCTACAGCTTTCCAGGTTGTTTATTTGGATAGCTCAGGAATCATGACCGCCGAGGACAAGCAAACAATGGCCAGCATGACCGTTGGGCGTACTTCTGTCAGCTATCGCGGTGGCAACCAAAACAGCGCCCAGATGCTTTCATTGGCCGAAAGATACAATCTGTCTAGAGATACTGAAAACTGGCTAAGATTGGCTGGATTTGGCTTTGCGAGGGTTGATTATGATAGATAAACGAATGCTTCCAGATTCCGTAACGATCCAAAAACGATTGAGCAAGGATGATTGGGGGAAAGAGACTTATTCAGAGCCTCTTTTGATCTCTCCGTGCAAATTTGATAGGACATTTTCTCAGACCGGGTCAGGTAATCACCAAAGCGAAAACAAGCCATCAACGGTGATTGTATATCGTAAATACTGCCCCGTAGAGCTCGACAAGAGCTTTATAGGTGGCATCGTTGATGACAAAGGCACGCTCTACATTGTCCGCAGCATCATTCCTCAATATCATCCGTTCATCAAAAAGCTTCTGGCTTACGAAATCGAGGTGGTTTGATGGGTGGTGTTTCGATCAAGATTGATCTAAAAGGCGTCGAGAAGAAGGTTTCTCCGGAAAATTTCGCAAGAGGAAAGCTAGCTATAGCTAACCAGGCACTGCTAGATATGGATCCCTTTGTCCCGAAACGAAGAGGAATCCTACGATCTAGTGGCCACGTTAGAAAGGATTCTATAGTGTATGCGCAGCCTTACGCTAGAATCGTTTACTACGGCCGGAAACGGAAAGGCTTCTTTTCAGATAAGCAGAGAAAGTTCTTCTTTGCGAACAAAGAGAGGCTTCTGAGCCAAAAGCCGACACCAGGGACGGGTCCTAGGTGGGATAGAAAAGCAGTGCCGCTCTATGCTAAAAGATGGGCAGACGTTGGCCTACGAGCTATGGGAGTGAAATAATGCAGAATAATGACTTTTCAGAGGTCTTGCTTGAGCATATCAAAAGTGTGCAATCAAAAATTCCGTCCGCTCTTGGATATCTGGATGAAAAAGAAGGGTTGGTAATCTACCCACTGCCAGGAGGAAAAGTAGAGGGCGAGGATATGGCTGGAGTACAAACAGTCAGCCTGCCTTTTGAAATTGCAATCAAGTCAAGAGACCAAGTTTTAAACAATACGATATTGTGGCAGATAAATGCCGCCTTATCAAAAATGGACTTGGATTTGCCGAGCAAAAACGGGTCATACAACTTTTTAGGCCTTGCAGTTGATAAGCCGTACTTAAACGACTTAGACGAGCAAGGCTTTTATATTTACTTGCTAGATGTTACAGCTAGCCTTGAAATAGAAAGGGAAGAATAATAGATGGTAAAGAACAAAAACGTAAAACGTAAACATTACATCGGACCATACAAGGAAGCGACTCCTGATACTCCACCAACTGCGCAAGAGTATCTCTGGATTGCGAAAGGAATTAAAGAATCGTCTCCTGAAAACGACGAAGAGACAGACGATTTCGCAGATTTCGCAGGCGACGGAACACAGGAAGAGCTCGTTGTCTCTAAGAGACGTGGGCGCTCTTTCGAAGGACTTCGTGATACAGACGACAAAGCCCAGAATTTTATCGCGGATAAACAGGACGCGGTGGGCGATGATCTACTAGTTTGGTACAAAGAAGTTGATGCTACAGGGAAGACCCAGTATGAGGGGCCAGCCCGCCTTTCTGAGATCGAAATCGGAGACGGTGAAGCTTCCGAAAATGAAAGCATCAAGTTTAAGATCGTATGGCGCCGCACTCCTAAGAAATCGGCTGTCGTACCAGGATAAGGCTAGGGCGTGAAATATCACGCCTTTTTCTTTTTGAAAGGAGAATTTTTATGGTTGTTATTAAGAAAATCAGTAATATCATCCCGATTGACTTTGGGGAATTTCAGCTTGAATACAATGCAAATGACAAGGGAGCGAAAAACCTTGACAGTTATCGTGATGATCTATCGAAAAGATGGAAAGAAATCAGCAAATTAACCGATGAAGAAATTGCGATTCAAGCGATGGAAATCACAGAAGAAGGCTGGAGCAGATTGTTCGGCCCGGACGCTTTCCCGAAAGTGTATCAATTTGCAGGCGAAGACACGGCGATTGCGTTCAATTATTTGCTTCAGGCCATTCTTGGCATTCAAAAAGAATACCTGGAGCGCAATTCAGAAGATACCATCAAGAAGTATCTAGGGTGATAGCATGCTAGATATTTCTAGGAAATTGGCAGACGAGCTAATCTTAGAAATTGATGGTGAAGAGCGAACCTTTCCTTTGTCGCTATCGTTTGATAAGGTTTTGAAAGTTTTTGAGATGTGGGGGGATGATGAGATCCCGGACCTTGTTCGACCGCATCTAGCCTTAAAAATGTTAACAAATGAGTATTTTGACACGTTAGCAGTAGACGAAACGATGGAAGTTGTAGCAGCTATTTTTGAAGAACATATTCAACCCAGAAAAGCTGACAACGATGTCGAGTATGACTTGGCCGGGAATGTTATCAAGACCGTCTCAGCAGATAAGTCGCAGAAGAGACTATACAATCTGAGGTATGATGGCGATTATGTTTTCGCCTCGTTTATGCAGGCCTACAAAATCGACTTAATCGAAGAGATAGGGAAGCTTCATTGGAAAAAGTTCAATGCTCTTCTTGTTGGGCTTCCTGAAGGCACAAAGTTTGTTGAAGTGTTAAAAATCCGGTCTTATGAGCCTCAAAAAGGGGATAGTTCGGAATACATCCAAAAGATGCGCGAGCTCCAGAAGGAATTCCGTTTGCCTGATGAAGAGGCCGACGATGAAACCGAAGAAGATAGTTGGGACTAGAAAGGAGGATGTAAATGGCAGATGGTAAAGTTGTTATCCAAGTTGAAATGGATAGCAATAAGGCTCAGTCAGGAGTCTCTAAATTAAAAAGCTTGCTTGGCGGATTGAGTGAAAGCGGCGCTAAGCTCGGATCAGTGTTTAAGTCTGTTTTAGGTGCTAACCTCGTTAGCTCAGCTATCACATCCGGTATAGGTATGGTTGGCTCTGGTATTCGGGAAATGGTCGGAGAGTTGAACAGTTCGCAAAAAGCTTGGAAGACCTTTGAGGGGAATTTGCAAGCCTTCGGTCGCTCTTCTGACGAAATAAGAAAAGCGAAGACTGAGATGCAGGACTTTGCAACCAAGACGATCTATTCAGCTTCGGACATGGCAAGCACCTACTCACAACTTGATGCAGTCGGTACTAAGAATGTCGGGAGCCTCGTTAAAGCCTTTGGTGGTCTAGCTGCCTCAGCAGAAAACCCAGCCCAAGCCATGAAATCACTGTCTACCCAAGCTACTCAGATGGCAAGTAAGCCTAAAGTAGCCTGGATGGACTTTAAAATCATGATGGAGCAAGCTCCTGCTGGTATGGCAGCAGTTGCTAAAGAGATGGGGATGTCTACCGCTGAGCTGGTATCAGCTGTTCAAGATGGCAAAATCAAGACAGAGGATTTCTTTGACGCTATGAACCGTGCAGGGAACTCTGACGCTTTCCAGAAGATGGCTACTGAGTTCAAGACGGTTGATCAAGCTATAGACGGGGCAAAAGAAAGTCTCTCTAACAAGCTCATGCCAGCGTTTGAAAAACTTAATGCATTTGGTATTAAGGCGGTCAATGCTCTATCTGACGCTCTAGAAAAAATAAATTTCGGCAAACTAGCTGATGGTCTAGGGGAATTCCTTGAGAGTATCAATGTAGAGAAGATTGTAGCAAAAGTTAGCAGCACTATCTCAAACCTAGCAGGAAAAGTTAAGGCCTTTTGGACTGCCTTTGCTAACACTGGGGCGGTATCTGCCTTTATCAGCGCTATCCAGAGTATTGCAGGAGCTATCGGTCATATCTGGAATAGTCTAACCGCCTCAAACGAGCTAAACACTCTTGCTAGTGTCCTTGGGAATGTGGTAAAGTGGCTTTCTCAGGCTGCAACTGTAGCAGCTAACTTTATCAGTTCGCTGCCGGCTGGAGCAATTCAGGCAATAGCAGGCGGTTTGGTTGGTTTAGTTGCTGGCTTCAAAACCTTTAACTTTTTAGAATCCTTCAACCCGTTCAACATTTTCAAAAGGAATGCTGATGAAGCAGTAGATGGAGTAGGCCAAAGCGCAGGCAGAGCGAAGAGCACAATTACTCAGCTTTTTAATGGGATTTCTAACATCATAAAATCAAGCGGAAGCGCGATAAAAGCGGCCGCTACAGGTATTGGCCAAGGCATCAAGACGGCACTTTCTGGCGTTGCACCAGTTATTCGGGCGTTCGGCGCAGCCCTTAAGACAGCTGGAGTGGCTAATATCCTAGCTTTTGGCGGTGCCGTGGCTATTGCTGCAGTCGGTATCGGTGCAGGAGTAGCCATCATAGCCGCAGGGTTCGCTCTGCTGGCTACACAAGGTCAAGGGGTAGCTACTATCATCAATGCGGTAGGAGACGCTTTTGCTACCGTAGCAACTGCAATTATCGGAGCTTTTGCCCAAGCTATTGTCACGGTAGCCGGCGTGCTACCGATTGTGACGTCTGCACTAGCTAATCTGGCCCCTCTAATCGTAGCTTTTGGCCAAGCATTCGGCGCAGCCGCTCCGTTTGTCTCGGCTTTGGGAGAAGCGATAACCTCTATCGCCTCCGTTTTACCGCCTGTAATTAGTGCTTTTAGTCAAGGTGTTGCGGCCATCATTGAGGCCGTGACCCCGATTGTCGAAATCGTAGGCAATGTGTTTACGACAGTATCTCAAATTGTCGCAGATGCGATTGTTCAGATAGTACAGTCCTTGACTCCATTTATGCCAGCTGTTGTTCAGATAGCTCAGGCTCTAGCTCCTGTGCTGCAATCAATAGCCGAGGCATTTACTACATTAGTCGCTCAGATAAGTCCGATAATAGACAGCATAGCCAATCTATTCCGGACGCTAGGCAATGTCATCAAAAACGTGCTTGACGGAGCTAAAGGCGTGATAGAGGGCTTTGGGAATGCTGTCAGGACCATTTTAGACGGTATATCTGGTATCTTTGATTCAATCGGCAGGGCTGCCTTAAACGCGGGTAAAGGTTTCAACCTTTTGGCCACTGGTGTTGTTAAGATTACAAACACCAATCTTGGCGATATGGCGGCATCTCTTGGAGCTGTTGCCCTTGGTGTTGGTAAAATTGCTAGCAATTCAGCAGGCCTTGCACAAGCTGGAAATGGCATGAAAATACTTGGTGTTGGCATGACAACAGTATCAAGTCAAGCTAATACAGCAGTTTCAGGACTAACAAACTTTGCAACTAGAATTACATCTATACAGACAGCTGTTACAGCATTGCCATCAGTTCTTATATCAGCTGCATCAAGCTTTGCAAGTTTCACAAGTCAGGCTGTTTCTGGAGTTGCTGGTCTGTCAGCTCTCAATGCACCTCTTACCGCATTGAAAACTCAAGTAATGACAATTACGCCCGCTTTAATACAGTCAGCTATGGGCTTTACTGTATTTGGTGCTCAGGTTTTAGCAATTAACTCAAGCCTTACAATAGTTTCTGCTACCTTTATACGGGTTGGAGCAAGTGCTGCAAGTGCATCTGGCCAGATTACAGCTATTTCAGCAAGCACGGCATCAGTCAGCGCTGCATTTGCATCAATGTCTGCACAAGTTCAATCTTCCATGCAAATGATGCTCTCTGTCGTTCGCTCTACTGGTAGTCAGATGATTTCGCAAGGTCGCCAGACTGGACAGCAGACCTCGCAGAATATCGCTCAAGGAATCCGAGGGGGAGGGGGGCAAGTAAGGAGTGCTATGAACTCTCTGGTAAATGCCGCTCGTTCCGTTGGTATGTCTGGAGCTGCAACTATGCGTTATGTCGGTGCTATGATTGGCCAAGGATTAGCTCAAGGTATGTACTCTGCTCTTTGGGCAGTTACAGCGGCAGCAAATGCGCTTGTGGCTCAGGCCGAGAGAGCGGCACAGGCTAAAGCTCGTATCCACTCACCGTCTCGACTATTTAGGGACAATGTTGGTCGCTATATCTCGCAAGGTATGGCTGTTGGTATTTTGGCGGATGCCCACAAGGTAGATGATGCGATGGGTAATGTTTACGATCAAATTAGAGCCTTTAAATATGCTCCGGAAGACATTATCGGCGTTGGGCAAGCGCAACTATCTAGGACGGTGCAGGTCAAATCAGACCTAGAACGGTCAATCAAGGCCAGCGTTAAAGTTGTACAAGAAAAATCTAATAATCTTGTAGAACGAGCACTTGAAGTTGCTGAAAAAGCTGTGAAACGACCTGTGAATATGGTTTTGGACGACGGAGCTCTAGTTGCTAAAATCGGTAAACCAATGACCGATTATCAAAATGACAAATTACTATTAGATAACATGATGAGAGGAATAACGTAATGGACACAATCATCTATAACAATCATGACCTCTCTGAGGTTATCCGGATAATCGAGGTTATCCGACCAATCGGTAACGAGAGGAGTGTCACGACAAATGATGCTCCTTTTTTAGGTGTCAACCTACAAGATTTGAAAATAGGGCCTAAAAAAATCAAAGTAAAATTTGCGATCCATAAAAAGACGGCTAGAGATGCCGAAAGCGCAAAACACGCTCTGGCAAGTATCTTAAACACAAAGAACCCGGTGCGGATCACGATATCTGATGAACCTGATAAATATTATCTTGGCATGGCTGTCGGAGCCGTGGACATGGACAATGTTGCCCGTTGGTTTCAAAAAGGGGAGTTCGATATCTTGATTCCTGATGGCGTGGCCCACGCTATCACTTATAAGCGGTTTGATAATCCCAAACAGGAGGGTAATAAGCTGGTATTTGACTTGGTAAACAACGGCAACGTTGATGCGTTTCCTGTTGTTACCGTCAGAAACAACTCAGAAAATGGGTATATCGGCTTGGTCAATCCCAGTGGCGCTATGGAGCTCGGCAATCGAGAGGAGACTGATTTAGAAACTTACAAACAGTCAGAAATCCTCTTTGATTATGTGACGAACAATGGGATCACAAAAGGCTTTGCAGCAGCAATGAAAGAATCTGGGGCACTCGGAATTGAAAACAATTGGGGGCGACCACACTTAGCTCTAGTACCAGGCAACAGATCTGGAACGATTTCTTGGGAAATCCCTGTCGATAGTTCTGGCCAAAAAGGAGCGTTAAATGATTATCTCTGGTGGCGGCAGATTTGCTGGCTTGGAGCAGGAAATCAAATGGGGCTCATGAAAATAAACTTTATGGATGATACTGGAAGGTTCATCTATGGAGTAGAGACTTACAAAAGATGGTTTGGTCTTGATTGTGAGTATAATTTCTTAGTTCGTGGAGATGGTGCTCCTCGATTAGTGAAAAAATGGAATTTTACAGGCACACATTATGACCACCACAACCCCTTTAACGCGGAGCGGGGCTGGTCTGACATCCAGCGCCGTGATGATGTCGTCCAAGTCTTTTGGTGGGGTACTTATCCTCAATTTCATGTTCCAGAAATTAAAGGCATAAAAACAGCCAAAATCCAAGTGATTATCGGTTCTATCAGCAACAATCCAATGATAAGTCATCTTTATCTAGACAGTCTGGTATATCGCAAAGACTTTGTAACAGGGATTCGTGATGTCCCAAATCGGTATCGGCCGGGATCGACGGTTGTGATAGATTGCGAAAATGACGGTATTACAGTGGACGGCTTGAACAAGTTTAGCGACCGCGTCCATGGCTCAAGTTGGCTAAAAGTTGCGCCCGGAAACAGTAAGCTAGAGGTTTACTGTTCGAGCTGGGCAAAGGCTAAGCCGACAGTAGCGGTCAATTTTGAGGAAAGGTGGTTATAAATGTTACTAACAATTCATGATGCTCATTTGCATCCTGTTGCTTCGATCGACAATGACAAGCAGACCACTTTGAATTATTTTAACGACACATGGACTCGTTTTTTCGAGACCGGTGCTGCCACCTTTGACCTCACAGTCGCAAAAAAAGCCTTGAGCACAGATACGCATTCAAAGCGAGCTTATAATCTTTTGAGCGAGAAGAACTTTATCTCCTTTGAATACGAAAGGGAAACCCAGCTTTTCACTGTCCGAAAAACGGTTGAAAATGAAAAAGTGATCAAAGTTAACTGTGTTAACCTCAATCTTGAGTTGATCAACGAGTATGCGAATCCATATAAAGCGCCTAAAGCAATGTCTTTTAAAGAATATTGTGAAGCTATGGATTTGCTCAATTTTACCATGCTGCAGATTGGGATAAACGAAGTTTCTGACAAGAAAATCACTGCCGAATGGGAAGGTCAGGATACTAAATTAGCCCGTTTGCTTTCTTTGGCCAATAAATTCGGGGCTGAAATTGAGTTTAAAACAAGACTTAATGATGATAGCTCTATCAAAGCGTTTGTGGTCAACGTCTACCACGAAAACGACGCTACGCACCAAGGGGTTGGTAAGGTCCAGCCTAAAATTTTGCGCTATGGACGAGATTTTCGGTCTCTTACTCGCACAGTTGACACAACGGGAATTTACAACGCCACTCGGCCAACCGGCAAAACAGAAGAAGGCGAAGTTGTAACGATTGCAGGGATGCAAGTGCTGGAAATTAAAAACGAAAAAGGGGAAATCGAATTTTTCCAAAGAGGGGATATGCTCTACGCTCCGCTATCGATGAGCATGTTTCCAGCAGCATTTACTAGCGGGACAATGGCCGACCAATGGATCCGAAAGGATTTTCCGGTCGAGTCGGCAAGCAAAGAGGTTATCCGGTCCAGCGCTCTGAGAGAGCTGAAAAAGAATTGCTATCCTGCTGTAACCTATGAAGTAGATGGCTTTCTGCCTTACGGCCCAGGAGACACTGTTGAGGTTGAAGACGACGGCTTTTATCCAGCACTACTGCTACAAATGCGAGTCTTTGAGCAATCAATGAGCTTTACTGGCACCGGAGAAAATAAAACGATCTTTGCTAACTTTAAAGCGATTGAAAACAAAGTATCAAGCAGCTTGCAGCAACGTCTAGAAAACATGCTGGAAGAAGCGAAGCCATATCTGATCAATCTCGCTACTGATAATGGCCACATCTTTAAAAACAACCAAGGTGAATCCACGGTCTTCCCGACGCTTAAAAAAGGGAATAAGACCGTGGAGTGTGTCTGGAAGTGGTTGGTCGACAATGAGGACTTCGGGCAAGCCCCTAATCACAAGGTGACAGCGGCAGGGATGAGGGAATCCCTTACCTTGACGGCTATAGCATTGGTAAAAGGTCAGGAAGTAGCTAGAGAGCAGCTGACTTTTACTAATGTCAACGATGGTCAAAATGGAGCTAAAGGAGACCCTGGACCGCAAGGACCGAAAGGGACTACCGGAGCAACTGGAGCTAAAGGCGACAAAGGAGAGACTGGAGCTAGAGGTCCTCAAGGCGAACGTGGGCCACAGGGAGCTGTAGGACCACAAGGGCCAAAGGGAGAGCGAGGAGACCCAGCTGATACCGCAGAATTGAAAAAAGCTGTAACAGCAGCTCAATCCCAATTGACAGATGTCCAAAATAATTTAGCAGGAGTCAGGGCGAATCTGACGCAGGCTCAGAGTCAACTAACTAGCAACATTGCCCAAATCCGTTCGGATGTTGGGAACATCCACACTAAACAAGGCCAGCAAGAAACTGAAATCTCCAAGCAAGTGCAGGCGCTCAATGCGACCAAAACAGAGCTTGCGGGCGTGAAGTCCGCTCAAGCGAATTATGAGCAGACGACTACACGCAGACTGGCGAAGCTGGCCAACGTGGCAGATGGTAAAGCTAGCAAGTCGGAGTTGGTGCAGACTGCTCAGGAATTGAGTAGTCGGATTGCGAGTGTGCAGGTCGGTGGGCGAAATTACTTTTTAAATTCTGGCGTAGAAATCACATCTGGAAACAAAGTGATTAAAGTCCATCCTGACTTTGTCAAGCATGCGAAAGGCAAGAAATTTGTCATGAGCGTGGAGGTTTCAGGCGAAAATGTTGTTGCTGAGAATCTAAGAAGATTTGGCTTATCTGCATCAGCAGGAATCGCTGGATCGAAAAATAGAGCCTGGCCTGAAGTTTGGGAGACAGGAACAGGAAATATCTCTAAAAAACGAATCTATAAAGTATTTGAATTTAGAGATGACTGGATTGATTTTATTGCAGGTTTACACATCCAGACTGGGTCTGGCGCTGTGGCCGGCTATCCAAAGCTCGAAATTGGTACAGCACCGACTGACTGGTCACCAGCATACGAAGACCAAGACGAACGTGTCTCAGCGGTCGAGTCTAGCTTTAAGCAACGAGCCGATTCACTCGAGGCTGGGGTGAGTCGCTTGACTGAGGGGCTCAAGACAAAAGCTGATAGTAGTGCCTTGACCTTGCTCTCAGATAGCATCAAGCAGTCAGTCAAGTCGCTCGAGACTAACATGGATAACAAGCTGGACTCAAAATTGAGCACAGCTGTGTTTGAGGTGAGAGCATCTGGAATCCGTCAGGAAATCCTCAACGCGACCAAAGACAAGGCTGACAAGACCTTGGTCACGGCTGAGGCTGGGCGGTTGAGGGAGGAGATAGCCAGCTTATCGGTTGGTGAGAACCTCTTTATAAATTCGGAATTTAAAAATCTGAGAGATAACGGCCAGCGCTATACAGCTAACGGCAAGACCTATCAAAACATGATTGCTCCGTATTGGTACAATCCATACAACGCTGGTCTACCAAATGCTCAAAATATCCAGCATGGGTATTTTGACACGGAAACATTTAGTGATACTGTCTTTGCCTTTAACGAGAGCGACGGCTCCCGACACTGGAAAGCATTGTCAACTGATTTTAAAATCGGAGTCATCACAGCTGGAGAGTATTACTTTTCAGCTGACTTATACGCTACTGATTTAGGAACTCATATTAAATTTGGATTTTACTATCACAACTCGACTGGCAAACTCAATTTTTACGCAGGTCAAACAAAAATTGAAGTTACTGAAAAAGGTCGTTGGGTACGGTTAGGAGCACCGTTAAAGGTCAATGATGACATTGACCTGACCAAAAAAGTCCAATTTTATATTTACGGCTATAACTTTAGCACCAACTCGATTTTATATATCAAAAAACCAAAAGTATCAAAAGGTCGCTTAAAAAGTGACTGGAGCCCTGCACTCGAAGATGCCGAAGGCCTCATCACAGAGGCCAAGGCGAGCTTTGAGCGCACTGCTCAGGGCTTGCGCACCGACTTGTCAGCAGTCCAAGCCTACGTTAATGCCGATGGCACACGCTCAGAAGCTCTGCGCTCTTTCTCCCGTGAAGAAACAGCCCGTCAGCTGACGGCCGAGCGCAAGCTCATAGAGGCTGGCTATGTGGGTATAGCGCAGCATACAGAGGATGTAAAAGGCATCAGCAGGCGGTTTGAGGAGTTGAAAACCAGCTCTGACACTAAGTTTGCGCAGTTTAGGCAGGGCATTGACGGCCAACTGGCCAACGTGCAAGATGCTATCAACACAGCCAATGGCTCGCTGACAAGTTTTAACAATTGGAAGCAGACAGCGCAGGAGACTTTAAACAAAGTCGGCAGGGTCGAGACTGGCCTTAACGAGACCAAAAATAGCCTAGCTGAGTTTAAGCGCACGGCTGAGGGGCAGCTGTCTACGATTACTCAGCAAGTATCTGGTAAAGTCTCTCAAACAGAGCTGAATCAGCGAGCTAATCAAATCACGCAAGCCGTGCAAGAGCTTAGTAACTCAGTCCTCAGAAAGAGCCAAGTCAAAATCAACGAGGGCGGTATCATCTCTAGTGTAGAGAAGACAGTCAACGGCCAAACTTTGGCCAGCATGATTGCTCAAAGCCCAGAAAATGTTGAGATTATCGCCCGTTTGCTGAAAGTAAAGGGCGACATGATTGTCAACGGCTCTGTCACAGTCGACAAGTTAAACATCGAGGGCGAGCTATCGGCTTTGAGCGGTAAGCTTGGTAGAGTGACCTCTGGAGAAATCATCAACGAGTACGAAACGCCTTATACTAAAGGTGAAATCAGAATCGCTGACAACATCCAGATTACGAACCACAACAAGTCAGGACCTCGCTCGAATTTGGGCAAGGAAGAAATCAAGATGCTGCCAAACGGCATTTTGATGAACGCTTACGACACCAGTGAGAAGCCGGTCCATACGATGCGAGTGTCGCCTGACGTCATCTCGTATCAACGCCTTAACTACTCGCTGAAAGGCGGAGGGACAGGGTCGTGGGACTTGGCCTATTCAAACGGCTATTCTGCTCTCAATATCGATACAGTCAACCAGAAAATTAGGTTACAGGCTGAGTCTAGTTTGATGTGGGGTGTCAATGCTACGTTTTTGCGAATTGGGAATTTAGTGACGGTGTCTGTGACGCGGATTATCTGCAATATCAACGAAATCATAGAAAATGGTAAAGCAATAGAGCAAATCCCAAGCGGATTTAGACCTATTTCACAAGCTCATTTAACCCTGACTGGTAATTTTAACACGACTATTGACGCTACTTGCATTGTGCATTTGGAAACCGACGGAAGTATTCGTTATACCAACAATAAAAAAGGCAATCGTGTCTGGACGGGTACTGTCAGCTACACAACTGTGGATGAGTTTCCACTGGCCGGAGACGTGCCAAAAGGAAAAATCATATAGAGAGGTATTTATGGATAGTAAATTGTATAATCTCATGCTAGCTGGATACAAGGAACGGCTAGACAACTCGACTTTGGAAGAAATTGAGCTACGGGCTCAGTTGATCCTGGAGAAAGAAAAAAACGCTGAACTTCAAGTACGAGTAACAGAGCTGGAAGCTTTGCTTGAAGAACAAACAAAACCAGCTGAAGAAGGAGAATAACTATGGCATTGGAAATCACAAAAACCACGAAAATTGTAGGCCGTATTAAAATCGACGATACGGTCGTCAAGACAATGACAGCGGATATTGACGACAAAGGTGTAACAACACCTAGTGACTGGGTCGATAATGCTGAGGCCTATGCTGCAAATCGTCGTGAGGTTCGCACGCAGGAAAAAGCGTTTCAGGATGCTGTCTACGCCGCTGAGGATGCGATTATCGCAGAGCTGGAAGCGGCCGAAAAAAACCAGAAATAGGAGGCGGTGACATGTGAACCATTTTATTGATTTTGTGGACAAGCTCACGCCTGTCCTAGTCGTGATTATCCCTAGCTATTTTAGCTATAGGAGTAATCAAAATAGCAAAGAAACCGACAAGCGGATAGAAGCTTTAGCTGAAGATTTGGGGGACCTGAAAGAGTCCGTGACCAATATCCAAAATATCGGGAATAGGAACAATCAGGATCTAAACCTGATCCAAAAAGGTTTGCAACGGCTTCAGCGTTTTCGATTGCAAGAAAATCTAAAAAAAGCTTTGAGGCGTGGCCAGACTACCCAGCATGAGCTGGAAGAGCTGTCCCGCCTTTATGAGAGCTACGTCGAGCTTGGTGGGAATGGCGCTATTAAGCTTCTGTATGAAAAATTTTCGGAATTGCCAATCGAGGAGGAAAGATGAATAAAATTAACTGGACGGTACGTCTAAAAAACAAGAATTTCTGGCTGGCTCTGGTCCCAGCTATTGCCTTGCTTTTGCAGGCAGCGGGCGACATCTTCGGTATTAAGTTGGAATTCGGGGTAACGATTGATAAGATTTTAGTCTTTATCAATGTACTCTTCACTTTGCTGGTACTTGTCGGTGTTGTTAACGACCCGACCACCGCTGGGCTGTCTGATAGCCAGCGAGCTCTAGGCTATGATGAGCCTCATAAATAAAATAAAAGAGCAGGCGCTGAAGCTTGCTCTATTTGCTTTTGCTGCAGTCTATTTTTGGCTTGCAGCGTTTGAATTAAAAAAGGAGAAGTAATATGCGTAAATATAAATTATTTCAGGATGAAGTCCTTGGGTACGGCTTCGATATTGACGGTTGGTTTAGCTGGCAATGTTGGGACGGATACGCTAAATACTGCGTTTGGTTAGGTGTACCATTTGCTAACTGCACAGTTTCTGGCTTTGTTAAAGACATTTGGGAGCAACGCTATACTAATGGCATGCTGGACTATTTCGACGAAGTGGAAAACATGGAAGAAGGCGATGTAGCTGTCTTTATGGAAACAGACCTCACACCTGTTTCACATATCGCTATTTTCGCTGGGGACATCGATGGCACCCAAGGTTGGTTCCTTGGTCAGAACCAAGGTGGAGCTTCGGGGCCTGACGGTATCGGGGGTGTGTTTAACCTCGTTGCTTTTCCATACTCTATCTTGTATCCAACAGCATTTCGTCCAAAAGGCGAGTCTTTACCTAAAGCTGAGCTAAAAGAAACGATTACAGAAGTCATGGAAAATCATGAGGCCCCTTTCTTCCCAGAAGATGCTACTTTTACAGTCGGCGACTCTCCAATCAATGTCCGCCGAACGCCTAGCTTGGATGGTGAAATCGTGGCAGTTTATCAGCCGGGCGAAAAAGTCCATTACGACTCTAAAGGCTCAAACGATGGCTATCGCTGGATTTCTTATGTAGGAGAATCTGGCAATCGCAACTATCTAGCAATCGGACAAACTGACGAAGCTGGTAACCGCATTGACCTGTGGGGTCAATTGTCGTAAAAAAACCGCAGCGGAAACTGCGATAAATAAAAAATATATTTTCTTAAATTTTAATTATCCCCGGCCGAAAGGTCGGGGCTTTTTTGTTTGTCAAAAATTTTGAAAAGGCCGTTGCTTTAAGAGAAGCTGCAGAGGAAGAATACGGCTATCACGATAAATAATTTCTACCTAAACGGAAAATCTCAAAAATGTCCGCTCTGACGGACTTGGCTGGCCGACAGTGATGTCGGTCTGTTTTCGTGTGGTTTTTCACGTGAAAGTCAAGTGAAGGGGGGCAGAAAAGGGGCAAAAAATCTGTTTAATTATGTGTGAGTCTGTCAAAAATTGTTTTTTACAACGTCTATAACCCTTGATTTGGTAGGATTTTGCGGTAAAACGTGTAAATCAGTATCCTACACCAGATGTTGTGTGCTCTTTTCTATTGCCCTTGATGAATCAAGCCTGTGTAAGGCGCAGATGAATCTTAGGGCAGTGGATGCAGTTTTTCCCGTTAGGGAAAAATCTGTAAACCGAATAATTACCTTAGAGAATCAAGTCCAAAGGACGCAGAGGAACTTAGGTACATTAACGCAGTTTGAGCAAAGCGAGAACTAGGTTCTGAAAACTACAAAGTCAAGCCTATAGGGCGCAGATGAATCTTAGAGCAATGGATGGGAGTGGAACAGAACTTTTGTTCTTAGTTCCACCCCCGCAAGGCTGATTAGGCTTTCTTCTAAGCTTGAAAAGCGAAAGAAGAGCCAATCAGCTACTGCGTTGAATTGCTTGACGAATATTTAGTTAAGGTGGAAATAAGTTAATACTTGTAAACCGAGTCAAGCCTAAAGGACGCTGAAGATCTCAACCTGCTCATGAAATTGGGGCAGGAATTTTCTGGTAAAAATTGCAGATTGCGCAAACGATTGCGTTCGCTTCTGGTCTAGGATTTGCAAAATTGTAAAAAAATTAACAAAATATCAACTAAAAGCGCTTTCATTGAAGGAATTACTTGCTAAAAAAGTATGAAAGCGATATGATAGAGTGGAAGAAAAAATGGAGGAATATCATGTCACATATTAAATTTGATTATTCAAAAGTTTTAGATAAATTTGTAGCTCCACATGAAGTGGAATACATGCAAGCACAAGTAACTGCAGCAGACGAGTTGATCCGCAAAGGAACTGGTGCTGGAAGCGACTTTTTGGGTTGGTTGGACCTTCCTGAGAACTACGACCGTGAAGAATTCGACCGCATCTTGAAAGCTGCTGAGCAAATCAAGTCAGATAGCGATG